CAGCCCCGACGACCTTTCCCGCGTGAAACTTCTCCGCGACCACAACACCTCGAGCCCGATCGGTTACCTAATCGACGCCCACTCCACCGACGGGGGTCTCTTCGGAACCTTCAAAATCCCGGAAACCTCCGCCGGAGACGAGGCCCTACTCGAGGCCTCAGCGAAACTCCGCGACGGCCTCTCAGTCGGGGTCACGTTGTCGGACTTCACACATTCGGCCGACGCCCTCGAGGTCGCCGGTTCCCACCTGAACGAGGTTTCTCAAGTCGCCCTCCCAGCCTTCGACGATGCCCGAGCCCTTTCGGTCGCCGCCACGAAAACAGAAACACCCGAACAAACCCCACAACCCGAACAAACCCCCGAAAGTGAGACCACCGTGTCCGCAGAACAAACCCCAGCAGTCGAAGAGGCGCCAGTTCTTACCGCCGCCGCTCCCGTCCCCCACTCCTCCCGCCAGCAGTCCCGCCCCGTCGACCTCGCCGCCGCCGCGTCGCTTATCGCCTCGGCGAACCGTGGAGAACTCACAATCTCCGACGTACGCGCCGCACTCGCACAGTCCACGACTATCGACCTCGACGGAATCGTCCCGCCGGCATACGTGAACGAAATCGTCGGCCTCATCAACCCGGGCCGTCCGACCGTGAACGCCATCCGTAACGCCGCACTCCCGGCCGCCGGTATGAAGGTCACCTACCCGGCATGGGGCACGAAACCCGCCGTGGATCTCCAGGAAACCGAACTCACCGAGGTCGAATCGGTCGAAGCAACCATCTCCCTCGAAGAGGTGTCAGTTCGTACCTGGGCCGGAGCGAACGAACTTTCCCTCCAGGCAGTCGACCGTTCCGACCCGTCAGCGATCCAAGCGGTAATCGAAGCGCTGTCCGTTTCTTTCGGCCGGAAGACGAACACCTACGTCGTCGAAGAGCTCCTCGACGCCGCCGGTTCGGCGACCTCAGTCGGAGCAGGTTCGCCCATCGACGTGGTCTCCGGCCTCATCGGTGCCCTGGACTTCAATGCCACCCCGGCCGGTCCGCTCTTCCTCGCAATCTCCCCGGCTCTCCTCCCGTCGTGGATCTCCCTGGCCGACGGCGACCGCCCCGCGTTCTGGGACGGCCGTGTCCAGTTCGGCTCCATGACCCCGACCCTTTCGGCCGACGGTCTCACCGTCTACGTCGAGCGTGACCTCCCGGCAGGTTTCGCCCTCCTGGGCTCGAGCCTCGCGGCAACATGGTGGGAACGTCCCGCCCAGCCCGTCGAGATTCGCGCCGTCGACGTTTCGATTCTCGGAATCGACCTCGGCGTCTACGGCTACGGCGCTTGCTCGGTCGAATACCCGGGAGCGTTCGCTTACTGCGACCTCAGTTAGCCCAAGAACGTGTCGACCTAGTCGGGAAGGGCTGGCCGACACTATGCCCCCGGACTCTCCGCCAGAGTCCGGGGGCCACACCCCCCAGGAGAACCCGTGTCACTCGTCCCGCCGTGGATCACAACCGAAGAGCTCGAAACTCACCTCGGCGCCACTATCGACGCGGACGAGGCCGACCGTCTCACCTTCACCGCGACCTCAATGGTCGCGAACGTCGTCCACCTGGTCGACTCCGAAGGCGAACCGCTCCCGGCCGTACCTGATGCGGTCGTGACCGTCGTTCTCTACGTCGCCGCGGAACTCTACAAAGCGGGAACCGGGGTCGACGGAACCCTCCAAGTCGATTGGACACAACAGGTCCCCGCCAACATCACCTCGGTGATCGTGAAACGCTACGGGGCTCTCCTGGCCCCCTGGATCTCAATAGATGGCCTAGTCGGATGACTTCGCCTCTCACGATCGCCCGCCAAGGCATAGTCGACGAACTCGAGGCCGTGTTCCCTGGCCGCAAGGTCTACGAATGGGTTCCACCGTCTCCGGTTCTCCCTTGTGTCATCGTCGCCCCTGACGACACCACACCGCTCGAGCAGTCCGGCTACGGCCGCTGGGACTATCACCTCAAGGTTTCCGCGATCAGTAACGCGCAGACCATCACTCCCGGTTCAGTCGCCGCCCTCGAAGACGACCTCGAGGCTCTCGCCGCCTGGGCCGGACCTCTCGCCGTCGACCTCAACATAGGCCCCGCCCGTTTCGGAGACGCCACCGTCTACGCCGTCGGCCTAACCCTCCTCATACCCGTCACAATCCCCCCTCTCTAAGGAGAAACCATGCCAGCGCCCGTTCTAATCTCAACCCTCACCCTCAGCCTCGAAACCGTCGACTACGAGTGCCAACTCTCGAACGCTCGAATCGAGACAAGCAACTCAGAAAGGGCCGTGAAAACGTTTTGTGGTAACTACACCTCAAACGACGAGACCTATTCCCTGATCCTCGAGGGCTACCAGGACTGGGGTTCAATCGACTCCCTCTGCGATCTCCTCTGGGCATCCGCAGAGGCCGAAACAACCCTCACGGCACTAATGACAATCGGCGGAGTCGACTTCACTTGTGAAGCCTCCGGCCGTAAGCCCCCAGCAGGCGGCGCCGCAGGCGACCCCCTCAACTTTACGATCACCCTGCCAATCCAGGGCGCCATCACAAAGGCCTAGCGTGGCCGCCTCCGGCATAACCGTAAGCGGGGGTCGAGAACTCCGCCGCGCGTTACGGAAAGCCGAAGGCGACCTCGACGACCTCAAGGACACACACGCCCAGGTAGCGGCCATCGTCGCCGAAGCCGCTCGAGCCCTTGCCCCGGTCAAGTCGGGAAAACTCGCCGCCACCGTCCGACCTAACGCCGGACAACGCTACGCCCGCGTCTCAATCGGTAACAACCGAAAAACGAAAAACGGGGTCCCCTACGCCGGTCCGATCCATTGGGGCTGGCCGACGGGGTCCTCGAAACTCCCGAAGAAACTCCGCCAGGTAACCGGCCGGGAATGGTTCATCGCCCCGAACCCTTTCGTCGTCGACGCGGCACAAAGAACAGAGTCCACCTGGACGCGCGTCTACCTGACCGCCGTGGACGACATCGTCGACAAAATCGGCCAATCATCCAACGGAACAGGCCCCTAAGTCATGGCAAAACCCGCAACGCTAAAAGTCGACATCGTCTCCGACAGTCGACAGGCACGCTCTGACCTCGACTCTTTCTCCGGCAAGGTCGCCGGGTTCACCGCCGGAATCACCTCGGCCGTTACCGGTTTCGCGATTGACAAAATCGCAGAGGTCGCCACCTCCGCCGGTCAACAGCTCCTCGACGGGGTCCAAAAGGCCGCGTCACTTTCCGCCGCCCTCGGAACTCTTTCCTACAACTACGGCGAAGCGGCGAAAACGATCGAAACTTTCGCCGAATCCGCCGCCACCTCTTTCGGTCTCTCGAAACTCGCCGCGGTAGACGCTGCCAATCGTTTCGCCGTTTATGCCAAAGCGCTCAAACTGACAGGCACAGAGGCCGGGACTTTCTCAGTCGACCTCACGAAACTGGCCGGAAACCTCGGCGCCTTCGCCGACCTTCCCACAGAGGACGCGATCAACTCAATCGGTTCAGCGTTCCGAGGCGAACGCGATCCCCTGGAGAAATACGGCATACTCCTAAACGATGCCAGCGTGAAGGCTGGACTCTTCCGCCGAACAGGCGAACAGGTCACCGGCACTCTCACCACGCAGCAAAACATCCTCGGAACCCTCCAGGTACTCCAGGAAAAAGGAATCGAGATAGGTGACGCCTACTCTCGAGAGCAAGAGCAACTCGGAAACAAAACAAAAAACGCCTCGGCTCAATTCGAGAACATGAAAGCAAAAGTCGGCGAGTTCCTACTCCCGGCCTTTACTTCCATAACCGACGCTCTCTCAACCAAGGTTCTCCCCACCCTCGAAACTTTCGTCGAAGCGTTCCGGGTCGGAGGGTTCTCCGGCCTATTCGAGGAACTAGGGAAAAAATGGGAGGAAGCCCTTCCAGGGATCGACAAGTTTATTCAGGAACTACCCGGCAAGGTGACCACGTACCTGAACGAGAATCTCCCCGACTTCTCCGCCTGGACTGCCCAGGCCTCGAAATGGGTAACCGACGCCATCCTGGGCACCGGAACCGACGAGAACCCGGGCCTCATTGTCCGAATGGCTCAACTAGGCCGGGGAATCTCCGCCGCCGCCGAACAAAACCGCGACGGTTTCCGGTCGGCTGGATCTCAAATCGGCGGCTACCTCGTCCAAGGTCTCGTCAACACTTTCACCTCTTACGTCTCGGACTCTCTGAAGAACTACTTCACAGTCGACAACCTGAAAACGATCGTGTTCCAAGGCGGGAACCCTTTCAACCTTGTCGGCCGCCTTATCGGTGAAACGATCCTCGGCGGAATCCAAGACGCCCTCTCCAGCCTGGCAGAGTGGATCTATAACACGATCTGGAACGCCGCGAAACGCGGAATCGGAGACGCCTTCGGAGGGTTCGGCGGATGGCTCGGCAACCTCTTGCCAGGGTCCGTAGCAATCGACGAGAACGCGATCCCGAAAAACCCCGACAACTTCGGCGGAACAATTTTCAACGCAACAATCAACGTCTACGGCCCCCCAGGCGCGAACGGCGGAGACATTGCCTCCTGGATCGTCCGGGAACTCCAGGAATGGGTGTCACGTAACGGGAAACCCGCGGGCCTCTGGTCATGAACTACGCGCCGACCCTCGCCGTAAAACTCGCGGTAGGCGACTCCGACGGCTGGACCCTGAACTCTCCGACACTTTCGCGCCTTACCGCCGGGAACCTCCTCGAGGGTTACTTCGACCAATTCATAGACCTCAAATGTCAGGTTGTGACCGCCTCCTGGAGACGTGGAGCTCTTTCCGCTAACGAGTTCTATCTACCCCAACCCGGCTACGTCTCTCTCCGCCTATGGGACCCCGAACGAACCCTCGACCCCGCCAACTCCGCGGGCCCCTACTACACAAAACTACGCGCCGGTCTGCCCTTACAACTCACCGCCACCACCTATGGCGGGAACCGCTACAACGTCTTCACCGGGTTCCTCTGGTCTCTTGTCTGGGAAAACGAGTTCGCCACCATCACCGGAACCGACATTCTCTCCAGACTCGCCGCCGTGGACCTCACCGCCACAACCTCCCAGGGCGCCGGAGACTCAGGAATCCAACGCCTCGCCCGAATCTTCTCCTCAGCGAATCTCCAGGCCGGAATCTTCCAAACCTGCGCCGGGGGCCGCCCAATGGGTGCCACCACCCTCGCCGGAAACGCACTCTCCCAAGTCCAAGAGGTCGTCACCTCAGAATATGGGCTACTCCTCGTCACCCCTGACGGCAACATCACCTACGGCCCCGAATGGTTCGCCGCCTCACGAATCGAAACCGTCTCCACACTCCTAAACGGCCACCCCGAAGCGATTACCTCAGCGACCCGCCCGTCCATCGGTTTCGGACAGGTCCGCAACTCAATCACCGCGACCGCCGACGGCCTCACCTCGGTCACCTCATCCAGTCAAGCCTCAATCGACGCCAACGGCCTCTCGCGGATTACACAGAACACAACCCTCGGAGTCCAAGCAGATCTCACATGGTGGGCCGCCCTCGGCCTCTTATGGTTCAAAGACAACCCGCCAGGGGTTCCCACCGCCCTCACCATCCAACCCGACTACGCCGGAACCGCCGCCGTCCCAATCTTCGAGGCCCTCCTCTCCGCCGAAATGATCGGCCGACAACTCGCCCTCGACGTGGCCGACATTGTCTCCACCGTCCAGGTCTACGGCCTCACGCACAACGTCGACGCGCGAAACGGATGGTCGGTTTCCTTCTCAACAATCCCGAACCCCTTCACGTTCTCGGCGACCTACTGGAAACTCGACTCGTCCCCAGCGAACCGTCTCGACTTCGCCAATTCCTTCAAATAACGAAAGGCAAAACAATGCCAGGCTGGAAAACATGGACCGCCCTCGAAGAGGTCACGGCCGCAAATATGAACTCGTTCGTCAGAGACCAGACCGTCCAAGTCTTCACGAACTCCAGCGCCAGGTCGGCGGCAATCACCGCCCCGACCCGCGGCCTTGTCTCACTCCTCACAGACTCCGGGTCCCTGGAGATCTACTACGGCGCGACGACCGGTTGGGCCCGCCCCTGGACTCAGCCCTGGGGAATCCAAACCGCCCCCGCCATCATCACGGCCTCTCAAACTTTCTCCACGACCGGCGCCGTCGACATGACAGGTTCTACTCAGACTTTCAACTACACAGCGAACCGCCGCTATCGCCTCACCTACTCCGGCGCCTATGACTCCCCGGTAGGCGCCCCCACCATCGGCCTCTTACGAGTGACCGACGGCTTCACCGTCTGGGGTCAAGCGAACACCTCCCTAGCCTCAGCGACCGACCAGGTAACCGTCAACCTCACAACCTGGGCAAACTACGCCACGTCAGGTTCGGTCTCTTTCAAAATCCAAGGCTACGTCGCGGTAGGTGGCGACCAGTTCCGAATGCTCACCGGCGCCACGTCCCCCCACGTCTTCTCAGTCGAAGACGTAGGCCCCACAACGTCCACCGCCCCGACCTCGTGAGTTTCTACCTCCTCGAGCATCCACCGGCCTCGCCACAGTTCTACCCGTCCAGGTCAAACCCGCCGACCTGGGCCGTATCGGTCCACACTTCCGAAGGATCGACCGGCCCAGGCTCAGCGCTCGCCCTCGCCCAGTTCATCGCGAGACGCCCCGACCCGGGTTCCTACGCCGTCGCCGTCGACTCAGAAACAACCCTCGAGCTCGTCCCCCCTCTCTACACAACCTTCAGCGTCGCCGCCTCCGGATACAACTCACGAACCTGGGCTATCTGCCTCGCCGGACGCTCGAGCGAACTCTCCCCCACCGACCCGAACACCCTCGCCATGATCGGCCGGGCCGGTCGCGCAATCTTCGACCTCTGGACAATCGTCGGAGTCGACATACCCGCCGCCCTCCAATGGATCGGAACCGACGCCCTCAACCGCCCCGGCCTCTTCTGCCACGGAACCGTTCAACCCTGGGACCGAACCGACGCCTGGAGCATCCACCCCGAACGCGACGCCCTCGACGCTCTCCTGGTCAAAGCAATCGCCGCACACATCCCCCAACCCCTACCCCCCC